CCCAAGGACGGGGATGTCTCTCGGAGAGAGACTATCCAAGTCCCCTCTAGCTGACGTACAAATAGTCAGCCTAAGCCCAAATTAATAGGGCTTAGCCATCCGTGTTTTGAGTGTGACAGACACGGGCCGTCCTCCAAATAGGAGATGATCTTTATCGAAGTAGGGATGAAATCCCTTCTTCATAAAGAACTTCATTAGTGCAGCTTCGCCATCGATCACATTAGATCTACGACGAGGCTTCATCACGACACCTCTAACCAAAGGTATCATGAGTCGATTATCCCACCTTTCACAAAGAAAGGGTTCATGGGATAGTCTACCTAATATAGGTGATGTTTCTTCGACGATTGGAAAAGGGATAAGATCCGTAATCCATGAATCGAGAAGCTCAACACAATAAAAATAGCCCTGTTTCCAGAGCTGGTTTCTTAAAGAGACCGTTGAGATCACCTCTTCTACTTGGTTTCGTGACGTGGGGAATACTGATCGGACCTTAACGACGGAAACGTCGTGGCCTTCGAAATATTCCTTACCGCAAGATTCTCGGAATGATCCATTCCAGAATGACTTGTTGGAGTTAACTCGATATCCAAAGGATTCGAGAGCTTCAATCACGGAATCAACGAAATTTACGGGGACAATTATATCATCACCGTAAACACGCACCAACCCGCTATACCTCATAAGGTCTAATCGGGTGATAGGGCGCTTAAGCTCTTCCTCTATACCTAAAAAGACTAAGGTCAAAAAGACCATAGCCTCGATAGGGAAGGTAAGGGCTGAACCCATAGATGCGAACTTGGCCAAGGATACTAATCCGTGACCAGGCACGTCTGCCTTTGAGCTTCTACAAGCAAACACAGCCTCTGAACTGAGACGGTGCTGCTTAAAGAGAAGCTCTACATGCAGACAGGATACACGATCGGATGCTTCGCTTAAATCAAGCGTTGCTAGGGACCCATCAAGGGAACCTTTCTTAGCAAGAAGCTGGTTAGGCTCTTGATCTAAGAATCCGATTATACTATTTAGGAAGTCATTCCTACATATAGTATCGTACAAAACAGCCATTATACCCTGTTGGATATACTGCATTGCTGCAGGTTCAATAGCTATAATGCGAGGTTTATCCTGCGTCTTAGGAACTGATATGACCCTTACGGGTCGCTCAGATCCAGGTTCTATGAAGTTAGGAACCAGATCCGGTATGAAAATATCGGAGTTGAACCACTCAGGACTAACGTACTCCCCATAAGGGAATATGTGTTCGAGTCGTTCAGGCCATTCAGTCTGAGACCATTTGTGGTTTCCCACAATCTTCTCAGCTGTAGCGCCTGGTCCATGGAAAGGTCTAATTTCTCTATTATAGATCTGACGATCTAATTCAGAGAGGACGTCCCCAAATAGCAATTCTTTCATTCTTATAAAGCGTGCCTGAACTTCAGGCATACGCTCCAGAAGGGAAGTCCTTGCTCTAACTTCATCATCACACTTGATATATGCCGAGAAGGCCGCTGCAGTGCGCTCAAGAGTGCACTCTAGCTCCACCTTCTTGAAGAGAATACAGACTTGACGAATCGCCTTAACAGACGAAATTCGCCGAGTTGATACTCTCTCAATCGAAACATAACTTTCGTTATTATCGACAGATATATCAAGTAAGCACCCCGTGCTGCGATCAAAGACGAGCTCCATAAAGCTACCCAGAAATTCTGGGAGCTTGCCCTTCCGCTTAAAACCGCGGAAAAGGTCAGGAGTAACCCTACCTAATTCAAGAGCTCTTTCGAAATCTTGAGAAAAGGAGGGAAGTGTGATGCTTAAAAATTCATCACCCTCTGCTTTGTGTCGCGCCTCTATGTAATTTACATCGAGGTCGGTGCTCACGTTGCACATGTTACCCACATCAGTGAGTAACGAACGCAAGAACTGAAGGTTTTTCATCTACTGCTCCTAAATTATGGAGTTAGTAAGAATCCCTTGCAGTAAACAGATAGTGAAGGATCAAATCCTTAACACTACAGACGAAGGGGAGAGCAAGCTCTCCCCTTCAAAGACACCTAGTTCTCTCCAGCAATAAGCTTGGAGACGATGGCGGCGCTTGATGCATTGAGCCAAGTCGAAAGACCGTTCCATTGCAACAAAAGCTCCGCATTAGTAAAGCCAGCGACAGGTGCATCCAGCGTAACGTACCAGCTAGAAGAAACTAGTACGTTATTAGCAGGGATGAACGGGTCAGCTGTTAGCTTTGACATCGTGAACTTAAAGGTGTGCCGGTAACGCTTGGATCGAACGTGAGTCACGGTCAATCCAGCGAGGCCATCATCCTTCAAAAAGGATCCTGTCCCCGCGCCTACGCCTACTCTTGCGAGTACTTGTGCGACGGCGTTAACGGTAATTGTCTGTGGATCTGTTAGCACTGCGTGTCCTTACTTCAGGTGCCTCACGGCATTCTGCATTTAAGGTCATACGGTTGTATGATCTTGTTGTCTGTGGAACTACCACAGGACCTTGTTTGCCTTGGTTAAACCAAGAGCAGCAAGGATTGCCCATTGTGGAGCTGTAAAGTCCACGGGGTTAACGGCAAAACCGTAAGGTGTAGCACGGCGTCTTTCTTTCGTTACAGTACGTAGCGAAAAATTGATAGCTCCAGGGTCACCAGATTTAAATCTGATGCCCATGAGAGTGTAGATACGAGTTGCGCTAACTTCACGCATCAAATATCCCCACCGTAAAACAAGATCATCATCTTGGAAGCGAGTGGCATTACCTATTGCTAGGCCAATGTCAAACTTCCAATCTGCTAACCAACTAAATGGTGTGAGGTCCCAAAGGACTTCGGGAGTAATCCCAAGTCCAAGAAGCTTTTGAGCTTCATTCGCATATCTATCAAGTCTTCCGAGGAATGAATTATCCACGTTGACATGGTAAGAATATGCTAGAGATGCAGTGTACCGTTCGGTACGTGTATCCCATTGTCGGACCTCACCTATATTGTATCCTGGCAAGTATACCTGTGAAGGAACTTGCCCCAAAGTCCACCCCGGCGTAATCATAGATTGCGACGTTGTGGAAGTTGGATCGGATGCCCAACGGCGGCGGACATAAAGTCCAGGTTGCCCGTCCCTTACGTATTGGTTTAGAATCTCGCGACTCTGAACCACTGCTTTAAGGACTCCGAGATAATCTCGGATTAAGGGGTTCCAGCCAAATTGGTAATTAAGAAATTCCTTGCCAGAGGTGGATCCATCAATACGCTTACGCTTATTGACGAATCTCCTACCGGTATTAGAAGTCTTATTAGTAATTGACTTGAACAAGACGCTAAGGTCAGGTACTCCATCACGGAATAACTCACCTAAAGCAGTCGCAACAGCCGCAGACGGTTGGTTCGGTGCAGTTGCACTAATAGCCAACATCCCATAGTGGATAAGCTCATCAGTAGTCATGAAATCGACTACCGGATATTGCTTATCCAACGTGGAGGGACTGAAATAAGGACGAAGAGATCCATTCCAAGACCATAATTGCCCGGGTGACCAGGCATGGTAATTGGTATGGCTCATCGTCTGACGTTTATGGCGCATGAAAAATTCATGGCCAGTATCAACTGGATCCTTAACAAAATATCCATTTTGTTGAGTCCGAGTAAAATCGGCAATCAGTTGATCGTCAGTCTCACGTCTGTTACGCCCTGTAGATCTATAGGACGTAACCGTTTTGACAGAGGAGAGGGGCTGTACGTCATAACCTTTGATGACAGTCCCATTACCATCACGATACGTAAATGGCAAATTCTTAAGAATTTGCCGTGTATTAGTGAAGTCTCCTCCCATTTAGTATCCTTTCGTAAAGGCTAGTTAGGCCTTTGAGAACAAGCAGATCCGCGTAGAACGCAGTATTATAGTCAGCCATTAAAGCTGCATCTGCAAGGAAGAAAAACTGTGAAAAGCAGTTCTTCGGTAACATGAGTTACCGGTGGCGCCCCTAGGGGCGC